CGCCCTTCGATGACAGGAACTGGCGGATGGTACGTTACATTTATTGAGGGCGAATCTGAGGATTATCATGATTATGTTGCTGAGGTAACTTTGATGCCTTATGTTGTAGCAAAGCACCTGCAATTGCGCTAAGGTTAGGTATGCTGGGGGCAGGCGATTCTGCCCCCTTAAGTATAACGATCAGCAGTGCTTATTGATCGTTGTTCGTGGATTGGCAGTTCTTATGTATAAGCGATCCTGATCGGTCGGCGCGTAACCGCCCCCCCCGTATAAAAAACGCAAACATCCCTAACCTACAGAGGTGACAAATCGACCTCGATATCATAAGATCTTCAAGAATTCAAAAAACCCCCCAGCCCTACAAAAAAATTCCCGGAGAAAATTTTTCCCTTCAAAACCTTTTTTATAATGAGACCTTACAGAAACCTTCGTACAACTCAGAAACCTTATTGGAACTTCTTTCGTGTAGTTCTGGCGGGATGGATGATTCGTTATCCGCGCCCATTCTTTGTGGCATTCGGATTTATTGTAGTGATGATATATAACATGTTTACAAAATAATCTATGACCTTGGAGACACGTAAGTGGGGAACGTTTGAAGTTCTGTTAGATGAAGAGAACTACAAAGTAAAACGTTTGAAAGTTCTTCCAGAGCAAGCAATATCTTTACAGTTTCATAAAAATCGTGCAGAACACTGGACGATTGTTTCAGGGAGTTGTATAATCACAATTGGTGATAGAAAGGAACTAGCAAAGACTGGGCAGAGTTTTGTAATCGACAAGGAAGTCATTCACAGAATTGAGTGTCAACAAGAATCTGTCACCATTATTGAGACACAACTTGGAGATTGTGATGAAGAGGACATTGTAAGACTCGAAGATCAGTATGGAAGAGTTCAAAGTTGACAGAGCATATATAGACTGATAAAATTGATCTGAAGGTTATTTTAACTTATGGCAAAAGGATTTACGGTTAAAGCAGCGGCACCAACAATGCCGAAACAAGAATGGGATTATGATGCTATCAAGGAAAGAATGCGAGGTAAGTCAATTATCTTCTGTCTTCCTGGTAGAGGATGTTCTTACATTTTTCTGAAGGCTTTTGTACAACTTTGTTTTGATCTTGTACAAAACAACATGGCAATTCAGATTTCTCAGGATTATTCTTCCATGGTAAACTTTGCACGTTGTAAAGTTCTTGGAGCAAATGTTCTGCGTGGTCCTAAGCAAATTCCTTGGGATGGAAAACTTCAGTATGATTATCAACTCTGGATTGATAATGATATTGTGTTTAACACAGAAAAGTTCTGGCAACTATGTGATGTTGCTCTGCCTGATGAAGGCGAAGAGCGTGAAATTGTCGCAGGTTGGTATGCCACAGAAGATGGTCACACAACTTCAGTAGCACACTGGTTAGAAGAAGATGACTTCCGTAAGAATGGTGGAGTGATGAATCATGAAACCGTTGATTCGATCTCGAAGCGTCGGAAACCTTTCACAGTTGATTATACTGGTTTTGGATGGGTCATGATTAAGAATGGCGTCTTTGAGAACCTTGAGTATCCTTGGTTTGCTCCGAAGATGCAGGTCTTTGAGTCTGGTGCTGTTCAAGATATGTGTGGAGAAGACGTTTCGTTCTGTCTCGATGCAAAAGAAAAAGGATTTGAGATCTGGTGTGATCCTCGAATTCGTGTAGGACATGAGAAAACTCGTGTGATCTGATGAAAAAATTTAACGTACTTTATAAAGGGCGTAAAATTTATACAGACCTCACTCATGAAGAATGTGCTGAGGTCTTACAAGAACTTTCAGAATCTTATTATTCTGATGAAAACATTGATGCAAATTTAATTGAATTGGAGGAAACTAATGGCTAAAGGTGGATCAAATAAGGTTGTATTTCAACCAGGAGCCCCGAAAAAAACTCGGCAAGGGCGTTCTGCTCGCACACTACTAAGTGCTACGTCTCGTAATGGACGTAAAAAGAGATATCGCGGACAAGGAAGATAAATTTTTGGAGTGCTTAAATAGAAATAAGCACTCTTTTTTTATGTTTTCAGAAAAAGAACTTTATATTTTAAATTGGATTCGAGAAGTATCAAAAGTAAGAACAGAATTAAATGGATTTGCAATCTGTCCTTTTGCAGCAAAATCAAAATTTAAGATCATAGAGTGCTCTGTAGAAGACATTTGCCCAATTGATAATTATCAAGTCATCATTTTTATCGTTGAGGATTATTTGGATTTGAATGCAATTAACTTTTGGGTGAATTTTTGTAATTCAAAGTATAAAGGTTGGAAGTTTTTTGAAGATTGTGGGCAATATAATACGTACATTAATGGTATTCAGACTAATAATGGTAAATACAACCTTATTTTGGCACAACCAACTGACAAATTACGTAAATTTCGGGAAAATTTAGTAAAAACATCTTATTATGACATGTGGGATGATGAGTATTTGAAGGAAATACTTGAAGATGACTATGATTTAATAGAAACGCGGGATAGCAACCCCGTAAAAAGTTCTGATTTACCAAATCAGGAGCAAAAATGACCAAAAAAGTCGATAAAGATCAAGATTTTATGAGAAAAATGTGGGGAACTGAGTTTTTAGCGAGCGAATATGGTTGGGAAGAGAAAATTTCTCAACAAAAAATGCTTCGTGAGATCGCACATGATGACCAGACACCTAAAAAGCATGATTTTCACATACAAAAAGAGATTCATGAGAAAATTCGCAATGATGATGACTATGATGATTGGGAATATGGAACTGAACCAATCTATGGACGTTGAAAAACGCTCATAAATAATAAAAGATTTATAATTTTTCATGCCTTTAGAGAGGATAAGTCAAGGGTTCAAAGATATTAACATGACTTTTCAGGTTAATCCTTTAACCTTTGATCTTATTGCGATTAAAAATGAAACTGCTATTGCACGTTCAGTAAGAAATCTTATTCTTACTCTTCCTGGAGAAAGATTTTTTAATCAAAATTTAGGATCAAACGTAAGTAAATCTCTTTTTGAAAACTTAGATGATATTTCTGCATCAATTTTATCAACTGAAATTAGAAACACAATTAATAATTATGAACCTAGAGTTGATTTGATTGAGGTTAATGTAGTTCCAAATTATGATACTGCAGAATTTGATGTTACCATTCGATATAGAATTATTGGTATAGATGTTTTACCACAACAATTATCATTTGCTTTACAGCCAACACGATAAATGGCACTAGTTAACTTTAGCAATCTAGATTTCGATCAAATTAAAACTTCGATTAGGGAATACCTAAGATCGAATTCAAATTTTACTGACTATGATTTTGAAGGATCAAATCTATCAGTTATTATTGACGTATTAGCATATAATACTTACATCTCCTCATATAATGCTAACATGGTTAGCAATGAGGTTTTTATTGATAGTGCTACATTAAGAGAAAACGTAGTATCTCTTGCAAGAAATATTGGATATGTTCCTAGGTCAAGAACTGCAGCAAGAGCAAATATTTCATTTTTTGTTGATACTACAACACTCTCAACAAATCCAATTTCACTAACACTTAAAAAAGGTGTAGTTTGTACATCAAGTGGTGCTTTTGGAAATCAAAGTTATAGATTCAATATTCCAAATGATATTACTGTTCCTGTAGTAAATGGAATTGCATTTTTTGATAATGTTGATGTCTATGAAGGTGTTTTTCTAACTTCTAATTTTACTGTAGACTCAAATAATCCGGGTCAAAAATTTATATTAAACAATCCATATGTTGATACATCTTTAATAAATGTATCTGTAAGAAATACCACTTCTAGTACAGTAGCAAGAAAATATACACAATCAAGAAATTTATTTGATATTACATCAGAATCAAAAGTTTTTTTCATACAAGAAATTGAAGATCAAAGATATGAATTAATTTTTGGTGATGGTATTTTTGGAACTAAGTTAGAAAATGGTAATTATATTGAAGTTTCATATACATCTACAAGTGGTGTAGATGGAAATGGTGTTTCTAGCTTTATTTTTAATGGAAGAATAGTAGATAATAATTCAAGAGTTATTTCTACAGGGATATCTTTAATTTCAGTTAATGTAGCATCTCAAGGTGGAAAAGAAATTGAGTCGGTTGATTCTATTAAAAAATATGCCCCACAAATTTATTCCGCACAAAATCGTGCAGTAACTGCATCTGACTATGAGGCAATTGTTCCCTTGATTTATCCAGAAGCAGAATCTGTTTCTGTATTTGGTGGTGAAGATGTTGTTCCACCAAAGTATGGAAAAGTTTTTATTTCGATAAAACCTTATAATGGACCATATGTTCCAGATTCAGTTAAGGATAATTTGAAAGACCAACTTAAAAAATATAGTGTAGCAGGAATTGTCATTGAATTTTTAGACCTTAAATACTTGTATGTAGAAATTGATTCTACTGTTTACTATAATACAAATTCTGCACCTAGTGCAGATTATGTAAAGAGCATTTTGGATTCAAATATAAATTCATATGCAGATTCATCAGAACTAAATCAATTTGGTTCAAGATTCAAATATAGTAAATTTTTAAAGATTATTGATGATAGTCATGTCTCAATTACCTCAAATATTACTAAAGTTAGTATGAGACGTGATTTAAGTCCAGTCTTGAATCAGTTTGCAGATTATGAAATTTGTTTTGGAAATTCTTTCCATATTAAAAACTGTGATGGATATAACATAAAATCTTCTGGATTTAACGTTAGTGGATTGTTGGATACTGTTTATTTGTCAGATATGCCAAATTCTGATCAAAAAACTGGAAGTATATTTTTGTTTAGATTAGATTCTCCAACACAAACGACAATCATAAAAAATAACATTGGTACAATTGATTATGAAAAAGGAGAAATAAAATTGTATCCAATAAACATAATATCAACATCAAAAACAACAAAGGGAAATTCAATAATAGAAATTTCAACTACACCTAAATCAAATGATGTGATTGGATTGCAAGATTTATATTTGCAACTAGATATTAATAACAGCACTATTAATATGTTACCTGATGTTATTTCATCAGGTGCTGATCCTTCAGGATCAACGTATTTGGTAACATCAAGTTATTTAAATGGAACACTCGTAAGATCATAAAATGGTAGAAACAAGAATCAAGATTAGTTCAATAGTAGAAAGCCAACTCCCCGCTTTCGTAAGAGATGAATATCCATTAGTAGAGGAATTTTTATCTCAATACTATAAGTCCTTAGAAAATCAAGGACAAACCTTAGATATTCTTCAAAATATTGATCAATATACTAAACTTGATAACTTAACAAATCTTGTATCTTCTACAATACTTTCTACAGATATTTCATTTTCAGAGACTACAATTCAAGTAGCATCTACTTATGGATTTCCAAATAACTATGGATTATTATTGATAGACGATGAAATTATAACTTACACAAGTAAAACCACAACTTCATTTGAGGGATGTATTAGGGGATTTAGTGGTGTAACTTCTTATACACATACATTAGAATCAGATCAACTCGTATTTTCAGAATCAGATTCTGACAATCATTCCACTGGATCTACTGTAACAAATTTAAGTATTTTATTTCTTAAAGAATTTTATAAAAAAATTAAGAAGCAAATAGTTCCTGGATTTGAAGATCGTGAGTTTTATTCTGACATCAATCAATCTCTTTTTATTAAACAAGCAAAGGATTTTTATTCTACAAAAGGAACAAATACATCTTTTGAAATTCTTTTTAGGGCTCTATATGGACAAGATGTAGAAGTTATAAAACCAAGAGATTTTTTAATTCAACCATCAGACGCCGAATATAGAATTTCTCAAAATTTAGTTGTAGAGAGTATATCTGGTGATCCTTTAGAATTAAAAAATAAAACACTTTATCAAGATTTTACAGACTTCTTTTCGGCTGCAAGAGGAACAGTCACTAATGTAGAAGAAATTAATAGAGGTGATAAAAATTATTATATTATAAGTTTAGATTATAGTTATGATAAAGATATTGATGTTAATGGGTCAGTTTTCGGATCTTTTTCTATTCATCCAAAAACAAGAGTAATTACTGCAGTTTCTGTAGGTTCTACAGTTATTGACGTTGATTCAACTATAGGATTTCCTGCAAGTGGAACTTTAGTAACTACTTTTAACAATGGAACAGTCAGTTATATTAATTATGATTCAAAAAATATAAATCAATTTTTTAATTGCACCAATGTAAATCAAGCAATTCCAACTGAACAAGAAATAAGTTTGGACGCTTACGCTTATGGATATGTTGGAATTGATACGAGTAATATTGTAAAGGTTAAAATAACTGGAGTTCTATCGGATTTAGAAATTCCAAAAAATAATCGCCTTTATTCTAAAGGAGATCAAATAATAATTCGTTCTTTAGGTAAAGAATTAAAAGATGATAAATCAAACAATTGGTTTTTTAATATTGCAACTAAATTTGATGTAAGTTCCATTGATCTTTTAGACTCCATATCTAACACTTATAAAATTAATCTTTATGATCAGCATAGGTTTTCAATTGGAGATTCTATAACATGCATTTCATCATTTGGAACTGAGCAAACTGGAAATGTAATTTTTCTAAATGATATTAATTCATTTACTATTCAAGGACAAGGACAATTAAACAATTCAGCATCATATACAATTAGAAAAAATTTATTAAAAGTAAACTCCAATAATTATTCAGATTTAAAAATTTATAATACAAATGTACAAAATGTTTATACAGATCCTGAAGATTCTCTCTATGTTGCATCTTCTTCAATACCAACATATTTAAATCAATCTTTAACGATTCGTGATAGATCTGTATCTTTTAGTGGGACATTTAATGGAACAGATCTTGACATTGGACCACATGGATTTTATACTGGCGATTCTGTTGTTTATAATGGAGATATTATCACTCGTGGCATTTACTTTGTAGAAAAGATAGACGATAGAAGAATCAGAATAGCAAGAAGTAGATCTAATATAGACACAAATAATTTTGTCGAAATTAATGGGACTATAACATCGGGTAAATTTACATTTACTGATTTTTGTTATGATAATTTAAATATTCAACTACTGGAATCTCAAAAATTAGTTAGAAAATTAATTGATCCTCAAGATGATTCTAATTTATATGAAACTAATCCTGGACCAACTGGTATTTTTATAAATGGAGTAGAACTTCTTAACTATAAATCAAAAGATAATGTTTATTATGGACCAATTGAAAGTATAATACCTACCTCTCCAGGAAAAGGATATGATGTTATTAATCCACCAATTTTAACAATTTCAGATTCAGTTGGAACTGGAGCATCGGCATATTGTTCAGTTATTGGTGGATTAGAAAGAATTGATATTATTGATCCAGGATTTGATTATCTCGAAAATCCAGTTATTACAATTAATGGTGGAAATGGACTTGGTGCTAGTGCTAAAGCAAAATTAGTTTCTTTTGATCACTCTGTTGAATTTAATTCAGAATCTACGTCTGGATTGGTAAATTTAACAACTGATGTTATTTCTTTTTCAAATTATCATAAATTTAGAGACGCTGAGGAAGTAGTTTATAATCCATTGGGACAAACTTCTGTTGCTGGATTGGTTACAAACTCCACATATTTTGTCTCTGTTCAAGATTCATATTCAGTAAAATTACACAGATCTTTTGATGACGCTGTAGTTGGAATTAATACAATTATTTTAACAAATTATGGAGTTGGTAATCATATTTTTAAATGTGTCAATAAAAAGAAAAAAATCGGATCAATAACAGTTGAGAATTCGGGATACAACTATCAAAATAAAAAAACAACAGTAACTAGTTCTGGAATCGATACTTCTGCTGATATTATTAATATTAAAAATCATGGATACAGTAGTGGTGAAATTGTTTCATATACTCCCGGACAAACTCTTATAGGTGGATTAACTACATCTTCTTATTATGTGACAAAATTAAATGACGATCAATTTAGATTATCCACAGTTGGATTTGGAACAGTAGGTGTTGGAACTGAGGTTAAAGATTTTTATTATAGAACAAAACAATATATCGATTTAACTTCCGGTGGTTCTGGAACACATATTTTTAACTATCCATCAATAACAGTAGACATAACTGGAAAAATTGGCGTATCAACAGTATCTCCTCAAGATTTTAATGCAATACTTCAACCTATTTTTAGAGGTACAGTTAATTCTGTTTTTGTTGAATCTGGTGGATCTTCATATGGATCAGAAAACATTATTAATTATAATAAACAACCAAACCTCTCATTAAATTCTGGTTCTGGATGCCAGGTAACTCCTATTATATCTAATGGACAAATTGTTGATGTTATTATCAATAGTTCTGGATTTGGATATAATTCTCCACCAACATTGATTATAATTGGAGATGGGTCTGGTGCTCTATTAACACCTATTCTTTCAAATGGTTCGGTAATATCGGTAAAAGTTATTTCTGGTGGAATAGGATATACAAAAGCAAAAACTTACATTACTGTAATTGAATCTGGACAAGACGCAAGATTTCAAGTTCAAGTAAAGTCTTGGAAAATTGATTTAGTTAAAAGATTAATTGAAACAGAAGATATAACAGATGATGATGGAATTATTGACAATGGAATTAATAGAGAATTAGGTTTACAATATACTCATGCATATGCCCCAAGAAATTTAAGAAGATCAATTTTAAGTACAAAAGTAGAAAACGGCGTTACTACAAAAATACCTGATTTACAATTTATCAATAATTCTGAAACGGAATCAACAATACACTCACCAATTCTTGGATGGTCTTATGATGGCAATCCAATATATGGTCCTTATGGATATAGTTCGATATCTGGTGGATCTGTTAGGTTAATGAAACCTGGATATGAATTAGTATCAAGTCAATTTAGACCAAGTAGTGCAATTTATCCTTTAGGATTTTTTGTAGAAGATTATGAATTTACAAATACGGGAGATCTTGATGAATTTAATGGTAGATTTTGTAAAACTCCAGATTATCCAAATGGAGTGTACGCTTATTTTTGCACCATAGATTCAAGTTCAGTAGAAACTAGTGGATCTTTCCAAAATTATAAAAAACCAATATTCCCATATGTAATTGGAAATTATTTTAAGTCAAAACCAATTGAATTTAATTTCTTAGGTTCATCAAATCAAGATCAAATTGATTTTAAAAATTTAAAATTACTAAGAAATACAACTCCTTATAATTTAACAAAATCAAGAAGTGGATATGATTTTCTTTTAAATCCAAATAATGTTAAGAAACAAATATCTGAAATTAAAAATGTTTCTGTAGGAAATGTTCAGAATATTGGAATTGATACCGGAGGAAATAATTATCAAGTAGGTGATAAAGTTAATTTTGATAATTCTTATACTTCTGGAAGAAGTGTATATGCAAAAATTTCTTCGGTTATTGGAAAAGAAATTACTCAGGTAAGCACTGCAACTTCTTCCTTTGAAAATGTGGAATTTATACCTTCAAATAATAAATTCATTGGATTTACAACCATACCACATAATTTTTCTAATGGAGATTTAGTAACTTTAACTTCCCAATATGAAATAAACAAATCTTCATCAATTAAAGTATCTTCAAATATTCTTACATTAAGAAGTGGAATTGGTTCAGCACAATATACTGGAATTGTAACTTATTTCAATGTGTCTGGATTTTTAAATTATCCAAAAATTAAAGAAAATGATATTTACCAAATTGGTAATGAGCAAATAAAAATTCTTAATATTGATTTATCTAATTCTAGAATTAGAGTTCTTAGAAATTATGATAATAATATTGGATTAACAACTTACTCTGCAGGAATTGCTCTTTCTGAAAAAACTAGTAAATTTGAATTAAACTTTGGAATTTCTTCCACATCTTATCAATATAACTTGAATAGAGAATTATATTTTGATCCAAAAGAATCTATAGGTCTTGGAAATTCTGCTGGTGTTGGGATTGGATCTACTTTAATTTTTTCAAATCCAGGATCAGGAATAACTTCTCTAACTATACCAACGCAAACAATTTATTTACCAAATCATCAATTAAATACAGGAGATTTATTAGTTTATTCAAATAATGGTGGAGATTCCATATCAGTTTCGACAGATGGGCAATCTAATTTTATATTAAGTGATAAAGCAATTTTATATACTGCAAAAATATCAAATGATTTAATCGGAATATCAACATTCAAAGTAGGATTAGGAACAACAGGATCATTTGTTGCTATTGGTGCGACAAGTGCGAGTATTTTATATTTTACTGGTATTGGAACTGGATCTTATCACAGTTTTAAAACAAATTATGAAAATATTTTAAAAGGAAAAATAAGTAAAAATGTAGTTACAGTATCTACTGCATCAACTCATGGATTATTGGTTGGAGATTCTGTAACTGTTAATGTTGTTCCTGGAATAACTACAGATGTTGTAGTCAAATATAATGATTATAACAGAAGAATGATTTTAAATGAAAAATCTTTTTCTGCAAGTGATATTGATGTTTCAACTAGCATCATTACAATTAACAATCACAAATATGACCAAGGACAAAAAGTAATTCATACTTCATCATCCCCATCAATTGGATTACTAAATGAAAAAATCTATTATGTAATAGTAATAGATTCCAATAGAATTAAACTTTCAGAATCACTTTATGATACAAGTTTAAAAATTCCAAATCATGTAAAGATTACTTCAGCATCTTTGGGAACATTATCTGAGGTCAATCCACCTTTAAATGTTACAAAAAATCAAACGGTTATTTTTGATCTTTCAGATCCTTCACTTTCATTCGTTCAAAATGGAATATCTTATCCAGCATTTGATTTTGATTTTTATAGTGATTCCGATTTTAAAAATAAATTTAACTCTTCAGCATCTACGTCTTCTTTTGAAATTGTAAAAACAGGAGTAATTGGAATTAGTAGTGATGCCAAGGTTACTCTTAAACTAAACAATAATATACCTCCAAAATTATATTATAATCTAAAACCAATCAATTTAAATAATAATAAATTAACTAAAAAAGAAATCATAACAGATGATGAGCAATTAAATCATAATAAATTAGTTCCCGTAAATAGTGATTATAGTGGAACATTTGATATTGTAGGAATAACATCAGATACTTTTAAATATACCATATTAAATCAACCAGAAAAGCAAAGTTATTCATCTTCCGAAAGTATTCTAAATTACCATACAAATTCAAATTCTGCTTTTGGTGGAATTAATTCAATTTCAATCCTTTCCAAAGGAATTGGGTATCTTTCCCTTCCAAAAATAGATTCAATAACTACATTGTTTGGAGAAGGATTTATAATTTCTCCGGACAGTAAAAATATTGGCAACATTAACAAAACAGAAATTTTAGATATTGGATTTGATTATTCAGTAGATTCTACAGTAAGACCAACTGCGAAGTTACCTATAATTGCAAAAGTAAGTCCATTTTATTCATTCGAATCTATTGGTGTTTCTTCTGCTGGAAAAAATTATTATATCGCACCGAACTTGGTGGTTGTAGATGGATTTACACATAAATTAGTTTCTGATGTTGACCTTGAATATAAAATCAATCCACCTCAAGTAAATATTTTAAAAAATACAACAAGTCTTTATAATATCCCACCAAAAATTATTCCAATAAACAATGTTAATGGTGTTGGAATAAGCAGTATAAGATTTGTACCATCCACAAAGGATGTAATCGTAACTTTAGGATCAAGTTTTAGTAATAGTTCAGATTTTCCATTCGTTATCGGTGATAAGGTATTAATAGAAGGAGTATCTGTTGGTATCGGATCTACTGGGAAAGGATATAATTCCGATGTTTATGATTATGCCTTGTTTACTTTAGTTGCAATAGATTCAAATATTGGTGGTATTGGTGCTACCGTTGTTTATAATTTATCAAATTATCTTTTACCTGGAGAATC